TAAAGAGTAGTAACGCTGATATGTTTTTAAAAAATAAGATGCAAGAAGTGGGTATGGCAGCTTCAGAGCTTGCTCACAAATTAAAAGTTTCTCCCGTTACAGTTCATAGATGGTTAAACACCAGCAGAAAAGTTAGTCCAGAACAAGCTATAGAAATTGCTAAAATTATTCAATGTGATCCAACAGAGATATTATTTCCAGCAAAAAAATTTGATACTATTCAGCTTCATTCTTATGCTGAAGATTATGTAGTCAAAAAATTACATAAAAAAAATTACAGAGATATTATAATACCTGGTGGTTTTTTCACACCGCAAACTAAAGCTGTTCAATTTTATGCACCTGGTAGAGAAGCTCATAACGAAATACATTTATTTGAAAGATCTGGCAATACGGATTATGATTATGATGGTTTTAGTGAAAATGCTATTAACAGCACTTGTTACATTGAGCCAACTGAAAAATGTAGAAAAAAAGGTTGCCGTGATGTTATTTGTTTAATTGAAATAGATAAATCACAACCAACATTTAGATTAAATTTATTACATCCAGAAACTAAAAAACCAATGACGAAAGATACTTCAACTAATGTAGATCCAAGAGATATTAAAATTGCAGCACCAAGAAAAATGACTTTTTTTGAAAGCTATAATAAATACACGCCTAGCAGAATACCTTCTAATAAAATAAATCCTTTCAAATAATTATCCACAACATACACAACCTCTGATTTTACCTAAATGGTAATTTAATTTGCCAATAAGGATAATTCTGTTTACCAATCGTTCCAATAAAGTATTTAATTTGTATTATGGAACCAGAATTAAAAGACGATTTTTTAGAAAATATTAAAGATCTGCCACAATGGGTAGAACTTTATAAACTTAATCATTGGTCGCCTTCTCAATTAAATTCTATGGATTGTATGTGGGGATATAAATATTTGTATCTTACACAAGAGCAACGAAGAAAACTTCCAATCAATTCTAAAATGTTTACGGGTGTATGCCTTGGCGACATGGGTATTTTAAAATTTGGAAAATATTTATGGGAAACTAAAGTCGGTAAAGGTTTAGTTAAAACAGAGATCCCACCCCAAAGAAAAATCTTTGATAAAATTTTAGAAAAATTTAATGCTTACGAGCCAGCAGATGATGCGGATAAAGCTCAACACGATGTAGCTAGATTAGGTTTAGCAATATCATTTGAAACATTAAAAAAAGGATTGAGAGAAATTAATTTAACCTCCCCTATTGAGTGTGAAAGATATGTAGAACTAACTTTAGAGGGTTGTGTGCTACCAACGATTGGCCGTATCGATTTTGAAAATGAAAATAATTTTATTGAAATGAAAACAAAACATAGAAAGAAAAATAGAGCTAGGAAAGATGGTACATCATTCTATTCAATACCTAAACTAGATAAAGGTTATATGGGATGGGATGAACACGTTAGCCAGGTGGCGTTTTATTACTTTGCTTGTGAAGAAAAAAAGAAACCACACTTGTTCGTAATGAATGAAGAAGATTATAAAATTTTTACCCCAGAAAATTGCGAGGATTTAAAACCAGAGAACTTGCGCAAACGTCTTAACAAATTAACCATGACCGCTAAACGTAGAGAAAGAGTTATGGCAAATCATGCGGGTAAAACTACCTGGCATCAAGATATTAACCCAGACTTTGGCCACTTCTTTTGGAAGAACATGGGAGAGCATAGAGATATTGCAATGAAATTATGGGGGTTAGATTGAAACAAAATATATCAGTTTTAAATGTGCAGCAATGGATGTTGAAAAAGAATTTAGCAAAGAAAAAAAACAATTATAAAGGTTTGCTCCTTACTGTAATTGTAATCTTAACTGTCTCTCTGTTAGTAGGCTTTGTTAAATATACCCAGAGTAATCGTGTAGCGATGCACGATGAGGTTTTAATACAGCAGTATTCTTTTACCTTCATTCAAGCTCTGGGTATTAAAAAAAAGGATTATCATGGGTAACGTAATCAATTTAATTTCACTTGATACTTATCTTAAAAGATTAAAAACCAATGGTGGGATGTGGGAATTTAAGCCTGGCAAATGGATTATAAAACATTTGGAAGTAGAAGGATTGGCCCAGCATTATAATATAAATACAAATATTGAGTTAGTACATTGCAATTTAGAAAAAGATGTAGCTGTAGTTAAAGCAACAGCTGTTAATAAAACAAAAGCATTTTATTCATTAGGAGAAGTATCTCCAAAAAATAATGAATTTGATTACCCAGTAGCCGTTGCAGAAAAAAGAGCTGTTGATCGTGTCATATTAAAAGCACTTGGTATTCACGGCAATGTTTATTCAGATCAAGAAATGCCAAATGAGAAACAAAAAAATAATGAAAATTCAGGGATCAAGTTAGATCATGCAGATATTATTGAACAAAGAATAAAAACTATAACCCACCAAGCAAATTTAGAGCAGTTAAAAAGTCAAAATAAAGATTTTATAATTAAGCTCTCCAAAGAGAATTTACCCAGGTTTAATAAATTAAAAAAAGCCTTTGTAGATAGAAACCAGCAATTAACCAAAGGATAAATATATATGGCTGACTTCAAGAAACCACAAGATCCAAACTGGGTGGCTACATTTAGTTTGAAAAGAAACGCAGATAAGAAACCTGGAGACGAGCTAACTAAAAATAGACCCGATCTAGTTTTATCAGATAGCGATAAAGTAAACCCAAAGACAATGAAGCCTTACAGAAAGAACTTCACTATCGATGGTATTTGGATGGAGGCTTCCGCTTATATCCAGGAAGATAAATCTTTAAAAATTACTTTAAAAAAAACGGGAACGGGAAATGCAATAGCAGCAGCTCCATCTGAAAACAGAGAAGAAATCCCTTTTTAAATAACTTATGGAACAATATGGTTTAACTGCAAAGCAACTAAAACTTTTTAAGTTTATTAAAAACTATATTGGTAAAAATACTGTATCGCCATCTTATGAAGAAATGATGGTGGCGGTACATTTAAAATCTAAAAATTCAATTAATAAATATGTTAGCCAATTAGAAGATAGAAAATGGATCAAAAAATTACCAGGAAAAGCAAGAAGCATTCAAATATTAAAATGACCCACGAAGATATATTTAAGGAATTTAATTATGAATGTTTGTCTGAGCAAGTTGGCGGATCTCATTATAAAGATTTAAAAGTATCCCCAGCATATTTTATATGTGAAAATAAACTATTGTTTGCTGAAGGAAATATAGTAAAATTAGCGTGCAGACATCAAAAAAAAAATAAAGCTGAAGATATTAAAAAAATAATTCATTACTGCAAAATAATATTAGAACGAGATTATCCAAATGAGTAAGAAGATTGAAAAATTCTGGAACGGAAGTGCTAGCTTTACTGCTAGTGAAATTTTTACTTCTGTTGCTGATGCTGCAAACCAAATGGTACCTAGCGATGCAGCTTCTTTTGAAGTTGATGGTAAAACTGTTAGCTTTGAGTTCGCTAGAATAAAAGAGGTAAACGATGGCGATAAACCATTACCAACATCTGAGCCAAAAGATAACTCAGATCGAGAAGGAACGAAAGTCTCTGAACGCAAAGATCACGAGACTAAAAGTTAAGAACGGGGGAATGTATCCTCCAGGAATTGCGGCTATAAGTAAAACAGCTCACTCAAAATTGATTGCTGTTATAAGTTTGCAAGACCAACTAAGCAAAATACAAGCGTAGTATTTTAGTTTAGAACCACTATAAACTGATTAAATTCAGACACCTTCCCTACGCCTAAATAAAAATACCAGTTTGGCAACTTACACTATTGACATATACCAAATTGGCAACTATATATTTTATATGGTTAAAAACTTCAAAAAATTAAAGTTCGCTACCTACTCTAACTTAGAGAAATACTTTACAAAAATAATACTTCCCCAAAAAAATAAATCATCAAAAGTAATCGGTAAAACTTTGTTGGTTTGGGATAAACAATCTAACCAAGGAGCAAAAACTATGCCTAAGACATATCAGATTTTGAGTTATCAAAATTTAAAAAAACTTAACCACAAAGCAAAATGGAAAAATAAAAATCATTACATCCCCGATGATGTGATGGCAGCAATCAAAGGAAAGTTTACTGTTGTTACTTTTCAATTTCCTCACAATGACGTTGAGCAAAGATTAGTTCTTTACGCTGGAGAGAAATACGGAACTTTAACTCTTGATGTTGATTTTAAAGATCTAAAATTAATCACTCCATTAACTATGAAGGAGGCTGCTTAAATATGACAGTTGTTAATTTTAAAATGACTAGACTTTATAGAAAAGGTTATGGCTATGGAAGAACTCAATTTGGAGAAAAGCCAATGAAGTATAAAGTGCCTAAAATCTCTAACAAAACTGAGAAAGGCAAATGGTTAAATGGTTTTGTTAAAAAGTTTTTTGTTGCTGGTAATCACAATTATAGATTTACTACTGCAAAAAATTATATTCACTTACAAACTACTCACTTTAATATAAATAATACTAAAGATGCGCTTGTTGGTTTTTTTAAAAATATAAAAAAATTAAAAAAGCATCATTTTGAAAACCAAGTGTTTAGTTCTTACTTAGTTTATCAAACAACCCAGGAGGCTGCTTAATGTCAAAAAAAATTAAACAAGTAAAAGTAATCCATATGGCGTTTGAGGATAAAGCAAAACATATAGCAACTTATGTGCCAGAGGATGGATTTCAAAATGTTAAAGATATGTTGGAGGATGTTTTTAAATTTACTCAAAACAGAGACGACAGCTGGAGTAACCCAGAAGCTAAAGATCCAGAGGGTAACCACTATGATGGATCTGAAAATCTTACAATGATTGCTTCATTAGAAAATAATCCTAAAAACGAAAATGGAGTTTACATGGGTCACAGATCTACTTCAGTTGGAGACAGAATGTCTGTGTGTTATCAAAATAATAAAGGTAATGGTTTTTATGAAAAAATCTTTAGAGTTGACGATGTAGGCTTTAGTTTATGTATGACTAAAAATCATGTTGATGGCAAAAAAAAGGAGGCTGCTTAAATATGACAGTTGTTAATTTCA